GGGATATTTTTTGTTTCAAATTCTTGCAGAATTGATAATTTCTTTTCTAGCGCTGTAATTTGCTTATTAACAATATCAAGTTCAATATCTAAAAATTTATTATTTTCAAAACCTGCTTTTGCTTGCAAATTAATTAAGTCTAACTCACGATTGAGCGCTTTTTCTAAATCCTCTTCTACTTTTATTCGCTGAACAGGATCGCCACCGTTGGCTACTTCTTTAAGCTGATTTTGTAGCTCAAGCAGCTTTTGTTTTAACTCTTCTTCACCCGTCAGAATAAATTTAATGGGCGTGCTTAAGCCGCCTTTTATTGCCCGCTCAACGTCTTTTATTTGCTGTAAAATCTCATCTTTTAACGTTAAATTACCTGCTGCTTTCGCTAAGTTAATAGCAATTTGATCACCTAAACCAACTAACTCTGTTGAGAAATTAGCAAGGCCAACCGTTAAATCAACAAATGCACCAGCAAGTTTGCCTGCGGCCTCAACCGTGGCAGGATCTTGCAAAATGGCTGTTAATTCTTCAATGCTGTCTTTGGCTTCATTAAGCCCGCCTTTCGACTCTAACAAATCACCAAAGGCACCTTTTAATCCCTCAAGCGCACCGCCAAAAGTATCTCTTGCTGCGCGTGCCGAGCCGCCGAATTGCGTTTCTAGCTCTGCTAAAATAATGTTTTGCGCTTCCATTAAATTGCCAGATTCAATAAGCGATTTAATTAGCGTTGTTTGTGAAGCAGAAAACTGAATGCCCGCTTTTGATAAAGCAGAAAGGTTTTTAACCGGATCATTTAAGGCTTTACCCAGCTGTAATACTGATGCTTTTAAATCCGTGCCGAAGCGCGTCGATAAATCCGCAGCAACTTCGATAGTTCTATCAAATTGCTCATTGGCTATTTTAGTAAACGTGACTAACTGAGATTGCGCACGAATAATTTCTTCATCACCAAAAGTGGTTACTTTTTGAAGTTCACCAGCTTTTCTAACCAGTTCATCCAGTGATTGCCCAACAATATTGCCTGTTGTCGCTAAACCTTGTTCTAACTGTTTTACTGCAGCCTCTTGTTCTGCTGTTGCTTTTATAATTGAACGAACAATGGCACCAGAGACTAACACTGTAGCAATGCCGCCTAATGCGCTGCGTGCTTGATCTGCTGAACGCTTTATGTTTTTAACAGAGCGACTAATGGTGTGCTCTGCTTTTTTCATATCTTTGCGCAGCGCAGCGGTATCAGCCGCAATATCAATTGTTAGCTTTCCTAAATTACCCGCCATTATAAATACTCGCTAAAAATTGATCTAAATCATCGGGTGATGATGAGATTTCTTCGGGTTCAGGTTGATCGTAAGGCATAAAATCTAACGGTTTTGCTGTTGTGTTTTCTTTTAAGCACTTGCCCGCATAATTTGCGATGCTTGACGCGATAACACCAGCACGCAAATCCGATCGGCGCTCATCCCATGGGTTCATCTGATACTCTGCGAGCCAAAGGCAATATTCGGCGCTGTCCATGTTTTCACATAAATCAGCGAGTGATTTATAGCCCAGGCTTCGCGTGAGTAATAATAAAAAGGATAAGTCGGGACTAGACTCTATTTTTTTTTAGCATCGTTACCCGAACCAACAATATTGCTGCATTGGTTAAATAATTTAGAGGCATCATCAACGTTATCGCCCGCCCACAAATCCCATTCGTCAATTTTTTTAATGGGCTTGCCATCTTTATCTAAGACAGACACAGAAAGCAGGTGAGCGATCATCATATGCGGATCGTCGCCGGCCGCTTCACGCCACCGCAGACGCTCTGATAGCCGGATATTCGAGCAAAAATGACCTTTTAATGCCGGAATATCCTTTATTGGTTCACGCCTCATGATGCGTAAACCGTAGGCTGTCCGTCGACAGTTAGCGTTAATGGTGATTCAACAAGCCCTTGAGCCTGGCCGGTTGGTACATACGGGAATGAAACATAGCCATTAAAAACAATAACCGCGCCATTTTTGAACGTGAAGCGCACTGCTCGCTGCTCTAATTTTTTAGACGCAACATTAAGCGCCTGCAACGCTGTATCACCTGGATCAAAACGCGAGGTCATACCAAATGATAGCGAGCTAGTCACGGTAGGCACCTGAGTTCGAATCAAATCATGAATGGTAGTGGTGTCTGCGAATTCTGGCTCGCCGCCAGACGGTGAAACGTTGGTGATGCTGCTAAGCGTTGTTCCCAGGGTAATAACTTGAAAGCCACCGCTTGAGAATGTCTCATAATCGCTAGTGTCTTCACCTTCAATTTCAAAAGTACCGGCCGCTGCATTGGCAACACGAAATACTCGTGAGTGAAGCTGAAACATGCCTTGCACTGTCATTAGCACGTAATCGCCATCGGCGGGATCTGCTCCAGCATGACTAACCACGCCAGGCGTAGCTTTTGTAATAGCTGTTATGGCAACGCTTGCTGCTAATGCGCTTTGTACAGACACCTGGACTCCAGACCAAAATAAATTAGCCATTTTTCTTACCTCTTTGGTTAGTTAGATTGAAAATGTTTTAGCTGTATAAGTGATGCATAGAGCTTTTGCTCTTCTTCGTATTCTGATTCGCTGCCGGTGTAGACAAAATCATTGTTCGTTGCAGCTAGCATGGCTAAATTAGCAATACTTTCTGCTTCTTCTCGACTTTCAGAAAAACAAACCACGGCTATTTCGCTAATTTCAGCGAAGGGCGCACCACCATGAATGGTATTAAACGCCTCTGAATTAATTTTTTCGTAATAAATAAACGGCGGTTCGACTTCTTCATCAGCTATATCTGAGAATATTTTCTCTTCTATCACTGCAGCTAATGCTGCATCGGTTGATAACGCGCTGTATAAATCAGTTTCTGCGGACATCGTATTGCCTTATTTCTTTTTTAAGCGTTTCACGAACAACACTAATAACTTTTGTGGATTTAGCTGGTAATGATTTTCTTAAAAATCGGACAGCGGGTATTTTTCTCGCGCCTTTTAACGATTTATTTCTTTGCCGCTTACTTTGTTTTGTTTTCTTTCTGCCGGCTGCTCTATAACCGAATTCTTGAAAATACCAATAAAAAGCATCTTGATTTTTTGCTATTTGTCCTTTGCTTCGTTTTTTTCCTGCTTTTACAAACACAGAATATCTAACACTATCTTTATTTGATTTATCACGCGATGAACGAATTGATATTGAGCGTCTTAAAACGCCTGTTCGTTTTGGTGCGCGGCGCTTAGCTTCTTTTTTTACTATTCTTGCGCCTGCTGACACTGCTCTTTTAAGTGATTTTTTTCTGAGTTTAAGTGGTAAATTTTTAAGCTCTTTATTTAGCTCTTTAAAACCTTTTACTGGGATCCGACTAGCCATCATTAACACCTGAGGTGAAGGATATTTTTAACTCACGGCCTTTGCCGCGAATATTTATAGGCCTATCAATGTTATAAAAATCATCGCCATGTTTTATACGCATATCGGGCGTGACACCTTTTATAAATCGGATTCTAATAACGCCAATAACTTCTGAATTGAGTTGTTGCGCAGCAAGTACTTGCTTTGATGCGCTAAAATCAATCTCGCCTCTAACGGTTTTGTATAGCTTCCATGTCTTTATGGTGCCACCCATGGATCCCTTTGTTCTTATTGGCCGCTCTATTCTTAATAGGTGCCTTAAATTGCCTGATCTCATAATAATTTATACCGGTACGGCAGCAACATCATTCGCATTGAGTACGGCATTTCTGACACACTCAAACCCACCACGGTGTTTTCGCGGTTTTCGTATAGCTGGCTAACTAACATTAATATTGCGTGTTTGATGGGGGCCGGCACTGCGTCGGCATTAACATAACCTACTGTCATTCGTATGCGTATTGCATTAAATTTATTATATGTGGATGGCCAGTTATCGGAATGGATACGGCCATCGGTTGAAACAAAATCGGTGTTGTATTCTGTGTCGGCTAACGTTTGTTCTGTGTTGCTTTCATCATCATATTTAACTGAATCAACACTTTGAATAGGAGTAAAACCTAGCGCAAATGTTGAGCATTCAATTTTATCTAACGCCAGCTCCCATACTTGAGGCATTATTTTAATGCCGGTAAACTCTTCGGCATAAGCTGTAGCAACTTGAATAAGATGGTCGATAAAAACGTCGTCATCATCTTCTATTATATTAATTTGCTTTTTGGCATCAGACAACAAAACAGGAAAGGATATTGCCCCCTGAATAACGTATTTATTCATGCCTTAGAAACCTTAATTAGTTGATAAAATTATTTATTGTGACTTGGCGTCATTGCCTTATTGTTTTCTGGTTTTTTTTTGTTGCTATTATTTTTAAACAATTCCAATTTTTTTTTGATATAACTCATGCTGGCCGTTTCTGGTTTATGACCTAATTTAGCTTTCATGATTTTTCTCGCAAATCTTTCAGGCACTGAGCGTTTGCCTGGCAATAGTGTTATGACCTTGCAACCATTGGGTGAATATTTATATTCGCCCGTTAAAATAAGGTCGATCATCTTTTGATTTTGATCATCTTTAGTAGACATATTGACTCAACTTTTAGTTAAAAAAATACCGGCCCTGAGACCGGTATTTATTTTCGCTCACAAACTTACTGATTGTTAATTATGCGCCATCACCCAAACGCAAAATTTTGATCGCTTCGCTGTTGTTTAACAAACTGCCAACGCGCTTAGTCGTATAAAAATGGATATAGGGCTTATTGGTGAAAGGATCACGTAGAACACGAGTACCGCGAACATCAATAATTGTATAACCACGTTTAAAGTTACCGAACGCAACACTGTTTGATTCTGCTCCAGCGGCTGGCATATCTTCATTTTCTGATACGCCGTAACCTAATAGCTCAGATGGCTGGCCAGCGACTAAACCTGGTCGCCAGATTAAATTATCATCTGCATCTTTTAGTTTACGCGCTTCACGTAGCAGTTCATTCGATATCATCCAACCCGCACCACCGCGATATTTAGCACGAAGATCCATCGTTAGATCAATAAGATTATTTACCGCTGCAGCTGATGTTGCACCAAGCACCGAATCAGCACCCGATAATCGATACTGAAGCGTGCCGATCGCTCGTGTAGGGTCAGTGGTTTGCGCCATCAAACCAGCTAAAAAGCCAATAGGTTTATTGGTGCCGTCACCGGTGGTAAAAGCTAAATTTTCTTGCTCTGAAAACTCCATCGCAACTTCTTCAGCTAACCATGCTTCAACATCAAACATCACATCATCGAGGGATTTTTGCGTAGCTGCAGGATTAGCATAAATCTCACCAAAATTTGGTGTTATCGCCTGCAGTGTTGGCGATGTAGTTTCAGGGCGTGCGGCTGTTTCACCGACCCAACCTGAACCAACGCCGCCCTTAGTGACGAGTTTTTTATAGTTTTCATTGCTAACTTGTATCACGCGCGACACTTGACGCATAACCACATCGTCTTTTTCATAACGCTCAATGTCTGTATCCAATTCTTCAGGTACCGCAAAACCACCATCCGCATCAGTGCCTACATTAACGGCCTTTAATTCTAATTCACGCAAACCGTCTTCTGTGCCTTTGCGTAAAAAATTATCATAGGCTTTTGAGTGCTCGCCCTTAGCAACTTCCTCATCAGTTTTGCCAATGCGATTACCTTTTTTCTGAAGCTCTTCTAAATCTTTTTTAACTTGTTCAAGCTGATCTAATTTGTCATTGATTTTGTCTAACTTTCCTTCAGAATCGCTGCCACTTTTGCCCTTTTCGATAGCGACTAAACGCTCATCATTCGCGGACTTAAATTCATTGAAGGCTTCGCCCATTTCCTGAATTGCTTTTTTCAATGCTTCGCTCATAATATTTACCTCAACCTGCTGATTAATGAATTAATGGATTTAACTAACTCCACAGATTCCCCATCGTCGCGATGAGCGATTCCGCTGTAGCCATCGGCGATAAATGCCTTGGCTTGCTGCTGGCTTAAACCTACGTCGCGCAGGTGCTTTTCAACTAAACGTTTAGAGGGCATTTCGCCATGTTGAAGAAGACTTTTTACTTCTTCTACGCGAGCCTCATCATTCGAAGGAAATGTAACCAATGACACTTCCCATAAATCTATTTTTGATAATATAAAAACTTCTTTTTCGCTATCCCAGCGCCAACCATTGGCTCCCAGGTTATAGCCGATAGACAACCCGCTAATACTGCCCGCTTTTAAATGAGCATGCGCGCGCTGTGCCAGGCTATCGCCGTCAATTAATAACTTACCTTCTACGTATAAACCTTGATCGTCTTCTTCAATTTTTGTGTAAATGCCAATGGGTTCAGATCGATTGTGTTGCCATAGCATCGATGGCAAGCGGCCTTTTTCTTTCCATTCTTTTAGACTTTCTTCAAATGCGCCGGACACAACAACATCACCGTAACTGTCCTCTACGCCAAAAACCGAGCCATAGCCAGAAAACTCACCTTCTTCCGATATTGATTTAATCTTTAGTTGTGCATCTAAACGCTTAGTTGCTGACATTAGCTTTTACCCTCATCTGTTTTATCATCGTCGCCATTCGACATATTGAGTTGTACGTAATATTCTTCGCCGCCTTCATCGCTGCGCTCATTCATATCCTCAAGCCGACGAATTTCGTTAGCATTTAAAACGCCAATGTTAAACAGCTTGCCATAAAATTCGCTTCTTGCTTTTGTATCACCGCGAAGCAATGCGTTTCGTTTTAATTGCGAATAGTATTTTGCTTGTTCAGATTTTTTTAATAGCTTATGGTCAATGCCGCTTTCGATTCTTCTAAACCATG